TGTTTCTTCAACTAATTTCTCATATTGTGGTCCATATAAATTTGAAGCTAATCGCTTATTTGTCCAATCTGCAATAGTTGAGTCAATTTGTTGTTGTATTAATTGATTTTTTAAACTTGCTGCTTCTGTTTGATATGGTAATATTGAATTACCTAATGTGTTTGCTCTTTGTTTGTATTTTAAATCTTCATCAGCTATTTCTATGGCTTTCTGTTGTTGTTTTAAAGATAATTCTTTAGATTTTATATCGTAATAACTTCCTAAAATGTTTCCAACATTTTGTGTATCTAGTCTTGGTGCTACAAAGTCTGGTGCTTTTGCTTCCGCTGACCTTACTACTGGTGCATTAGTCATTTGTCCATATACAAGGTTGGGATTTAAACCCGCTTCCTTGAATCTTTGCATTTGTTGACTTGGACTATTATATGCATTTTGTTTGTTCCAATCTGTTAATGCATCTGCTCTCTGTTTGTCGTAAAGTTGTGAATTTACGTCTTGTTGAGCTTGATTTGTTTTTCTTGTACTATTTACATTAAATAGGTTTCCTGCTAAACTTGCTGCGGCTGTTATTGCCGGTATTAACCATGCTGGCATGCTTTTTTTTTTAAATATTAATAATATTTTGTTTTTTGTGTTATTGACACTTTGTTTTTATATTTTCGGTTATTTTGTCCTTTGTCGTCCGCTTCGCTACCTAATTTGTCCTTTTTTACCGCAATATAGTATTTTAGTGTCAATTAGCACTAATATATCAAGAGTTATTAGTGCTATTTTTTTTTCTGACGCGCTTCGCTTGTCTTACGCCGAAATCGACACCGATTAAATCGGTGTCTTTTCGACGTCTGTTTTTAAGTTTTCCACAGTGTTATCAACATCTTGTGTTTTTTTCCATTCGCGAGACTTAATACTCGCGACTTCTTCTTTTATACGTTCAGCCATTTCTTGTCTTTCTACTAAATCTAATGTTCTAGGGTCTGGTAAATCATAATCTTCACCATCATATATGGGTGTAAATGCATTTACTGGTAAACCTCTGGTATAGTTGTCAATTATTTGTCTAATGGACATGTTTTGGTCTGGTATTGTTAATGAAGGTAAAGTATTAACTTCATCATTTCGTTCAAATTCTTTATAATTTAACGAATTTTTAACTTTCATAGCGTACATTTTTAAATTTGATTTATTCATAATTTCTACCTTTTTCGGCATTTTTATACATTTTTGAAAATTGGTTTATATGTCTTTCAACCATTACTTTTTCATATTGTTCGCCTAATTGTTCTTCCAACTTTTTTGTTTCTTCTTCTGATATTTTTAATAAATAATCAGATATTTTTTGTTTTTCTAATTCATTATAAATTTTATCTTTATAATATCTAGGCATAGCAATCTTTTTATTTCCTGGTATATTTACATACATACGTTTTTCTAAATCTTCTTTATGCCATTTTATCATTTTGGGGGTTATATAATTATCACCCATTTTTTTACTCATTAATGAGAATTCCTTTTGTCTATCATCATTAAAATGAAGCGGGATTTTTCCCTTTTTGGTCATATATTTTAATGTATAACCTATGCTTGCTTCATTAACTTGTCCTATATATATACTACCTAGTGACTTATTATTTAACATCCATGCTTTATGTACCATATATTTATCAGCATTAAATAATATGATATGGTAATGAGGGCGCATTTTCTTTGTTCCATATTCTCCGCATACATAATACTTTAATTTTTCATTTGATAATTTTCGTAACCTTTTGAAAAATTTTTGTACATCTGTTTTATCTAAATTCATAAAACCTTTTTCAGTAATAGGAACATAATTTGTATCATATGTTAATGTAACGAATAATGCAGACTTTGAACGCTCTCCCTCTTTTACCAATCTATAACTCCATCCAGATGTTCTCCTTTTCATACATGGGGGACATTTACTGCATGGCACAGGTATGTAGTTTCCTGTGAACTTATCTTGAACATAAAATGGTGTTATACATTTTGTTGACATTATATACCCATTGGTGTACCATATTTAGGCATTGGTCTAACCGCCTTAATTTTGTTTAATACATGACAGTATAAAGAATCACCCTCTGGGTCATCTACTGCGAATACTCTTTTTGTAGGGTTTGATGTTACGAAATCACCATTCAAACTTGGTTCAGTAGCAAATATTCTTCCTAAATGCCAATAGTCAAGTGTTGTTCTAAAATCTCCAGCAACTCTTGAAGGCATATATTTATATTCTGCATATCTTGGTACATATCCAAATGTATCTTCAGCATTTTCAGTATAAGCATATAATTCTTGTTTTTGAACTTCTTGTTCACCAATATTTGCAAATGTTGGCCAGAAATAATCTAATGAATCCTTTTTTAAATATGTTCTTGGTATACCTTGCTGATAAGCAGTTTTTGGCATAACAGACATAATTCCTATAATATATCCATGTTCTTCACAATAGTATGTACCAGATTTTCCAGAATTAACACTAATTCCATGTCCTGCCATATTTCCTTGAGGTAAACCTGATGATTCTCCAGTAGTATTTAATACTTCACTTACAATTACTGGACTTTTAACACCAGTAATATATTCTGGTCTCTGTAATCTTTTATCAGAACTTCTAACGCCAAAGTGAGTTAAAATATTTTCTATATAACGTGTACCACCTCTAGCATTTTTTTCTAACCATTCTTGTAATCTGAATGCACGTCTTAAATCATTAATAGTAGTTGGCTGTAAATCTACATCTGATGTTTTTGCCATTAATGTAGTATTAACATCACCCTCCATAGGTACATTACCGATATTTAAACTATTAGTACCATCGTATGTTACATCTGTTGCAGTTGTTAAATTTTGATTCCAATATACTGGAACATCATTGCTATTGATAGCTAAAGGTATATCTACTGCAGCACCTTTTTGTGCAAAAGGTAATGAACTTGTAAAATAATCATGTTCCCAAGCTCTTTTACGTAAAGTACATAATTCTGCATTTCTTGCCCATGATGTAATGCTATTATCTCCATCAGTTAATTTATAATTAACTGGTGCAATTAAATTTTGATCTCTGTAATATTCATTGTATATACATTGATAAGCTGCTAATGGTAAAGCACTTATTTTTGTAGCTTCTCCAGTACTAGATATAGGGGGTACACCCATATAATCAAGAAATTTTATAGCATTTGCAGATGCTGGCATATCAGTTAAGAAACCATCTCTGTAATTCATATATGGTGCAACATGTAGAGAATTATGTTCAGTAATAAATTTTTCCCAATTGTCCCATAAAATTCTGTTAGGTACAAAGAAATAGTGCATTGTTACATCCATTCTGTGCATTACTGGTGCAATCAAAGGTGCAAATCTTATCATTGATTCACATCCAATTTCGAATTTATCACCTGGTACACATTCTAAAGTTAATATAGGATTTAAATTTCCCATATCGGCCGACATTTTTACGTCGTGAGTTAAATCAAAGACATTTTTTTTTGGCTTTGATAATTGAATTGAATTAAATAAATTCATTTTTTTTTTTTTTAAAGACGGATTCCTCCGCGTGATACATAATATGTTCTTTTTACTTTTCCGTATGACCCACGTTTTTTACGTCCGTAGGTACGACGTCCCTTAAACCTTCGCATACTTTTTGTTTTTTAATTGTTGTTAAATTGGATTCCGATTGTTAAGTTGTTACTTCTTTCTAACAATTCCAGAGCTCTTTCCAGAGTTTGATTCTTGATAATTGGATAGCCTTTAAAGTAAAGACAGAAAATTCGTAATTCCATGTTGTTTGTTTTTATTTAAATAATGATGATACTGCAATTTTTAATAAATCACTTATAAGTGTTGGAGATAAATTTAAGTTTCTTAATCTTAATTCTAATTCTTTTACTTTGTTATCTAATTCTGCACCTTTTATTTGTTGTCCTTTTAATTGTTGTTCTAATAAACCAGAAGCTTGCATTATTTCAGAAATTGCAATTTGATTTTGTTGATATTCTCTATTTGTTATTACATTTTTTGTTTCTTCAACTAATTTCTCATATTGTGGTCCATATAAATTTGAAGCTAATCGCTTATTTGTCCAATCTGCAATAGTTGAGTCAATTTGTTGTTGTATTAATTGATTTTTTAAACTTGCT